GATGCCGCCATCACCGTGGTGAAAGATAAAGAAATTTTATTTGCATCACAATCAGAAAGATACTCTGGTGTGAAAAATGACGCACATTTAAATTTTGACATCATTGATGATGCCAAACGTTATGGTACACCTGATGTCATTGTTTGGTATGAAAAATCCTGGCTGAAGTCACTTCGGCAAATACGTGCTGGACAAGGTTTCAATTTCTTTAGTAATGAGCCAGATGTCTATCTACGGCAATACAACATTGATGTTCCAGTCACATCTGTAGGACATCATCACAGTCATGCCGCCGGAGGATATTATACTTCTCCCTATCAAGAAGCTGCCGTGTTGGTGATAGATGCCATCGGTGAATTTGACACCACCTCTATCTGGCATGGCACAGGTACAAAACTAGAAAAAAAGTTTTCCATTGGATATCCTCATAGCCTAGGATTATGGTATTCTGCCATGACTCAACGTGTGGGATTGAAACCCAATGAAGAAGAATACATCTTGATGGGTATGGCAGCATATGGCGACCCATTGAAATACACCGCCATGATATTGGAAGATTTCTTTGATAGTAGACATATGTTGAAGTTTAATCATAATCTTCATCGGGGATGCATGTGGTGGCGCCCAGAATTAAAAACAGAACAAGACAAATATGATATTGCCGCCGCCACACAATTCATCTATGAAATGTGTTTTCATGATTTGTTAGATGAGGCCAAGAAGTTGACGGGAAGCAAAAATCTTGTGTTGGGTGGGGGTTGTGCCTTGAATTGTGTTGCCAACAGCATCGCCTTTCAATATTTTGATAATGTTTGGATTATGCCAAATCCAGGAGATGCAGGCAATAGTCTAGGTGCCATTGCCGCCTATCAACAAGAATTTTTAAATTGGCATGGTCCCTATCTTGGCAAAGACATGGGTATGAAATATCCCACCGAACAATTGATTGATACATTACAAACGGAACAAATTGCAGGTGTGGCATTTGGTCGTGCCGAGTTTGGTCCCAGAGCATTAGGTCACAGAAGTTTGTTGGCAGACCCACGTGGGGATGACATTAAAGATAAAGTGAACGCCATCAAGAAACGTCAGAAGTTCCGTCCTTTCGCTCCCGCCATTCTTGCTGAACATGCTCATGAATATTTTCATATGCCGACTACCGAAAGTCCATACATGCAATACACGGCACTATGTAAGCGTCCTTTAGAGTTCCCGGCCATTATTCATGCTGACGGAACATCCCGTGTTCAAACCGTATCCAGAACTGATTCACCATACTTCTATGAATTTCTTCAGGAATGGTATCATGAAACAGGATGTCCCATGGTGTTGAACACCAGCTTAAACATCAAAGGCAAACCCATGGTGAATGATAGAAAGGATGCCGATGACTTTCAATCAAAATACAATGTAAAGGTTTTATGAGTACATTACTAATCACTTTGGGAGATAGTTGGACTCAAGGTGTAGGATGTTATGAGCCTGAACTACGAGAAAAATTGAACAAAGGTGAAGCCACGATGCAAGAGTTGTTTCTTGGATCCTTTGAACTATTTTCCAAATGTTCTTGGGTGACACATGCTGCCAGAATTTTAAATGCCGATGTGAAGAACATTGCATTAGGAGGAGACGCCAATTCTGCATCTGCTAAACGATTGCTGATGGGTCCCTATTCAGATTGTAAGAAGTATTATGATGATGTCATTGTGGTGTTTTTAATGACTGATCCTGCCCGTTTTTCTTTTTTTAACGACCATATAATACAATCTTTTCTACCTGGTAATGGTTCCGTGTTCATGGAGGAATTTTTGAAACATTGTTTAAGCGTACGAGAAGATGAAGCTCATGAGGCTTTATTCTATCTAACTGTAGTGAAAAATTTTTGTGAAGCTAATGGATACCATTTCTATTATGGGTCTGCATTTTCCAGAGATGTAACCCTTCCTAGATCCAAATCCTTACTTCATCCGGAACATTCTGCCATAGTAGAAATGTTACCTAATGAAGTGGATTATATGTCAGATATTTGTTACCATCCCAACGAAAAAGGATACCATTTCATTGGTGAATATATTGGTAATTACATAAAACAGGACTTGACAAATTCACGTTAATACACTATATTCCATAGTAACTCAACAGGAGATACTATGGAATTCATTTTTACGGAACTTGCTGCCACAAGCAGTCGTTTAGAAAAAGAAGCCATTTTAAAGAAGCATCACGCCAATGAAACATTGAAGCGGGTGTTGTTTCTTGCTCTTGACCCGTACACACAATTCTACATTCGCAAAATTCCTCAATATGAACAAATTGGTAATACTGATATTGGTATAGAAGAATCACTGAATCAGTTGCATCTGTTGTCTAGTAGGACGATAACCGGTAATGCTGCTATTGGACATTTGAAAAATGTGTTGTCTAATTTGCCTGCCGAAAAAGCCAAGGTGATTGAACGCATCATTGAAAAGGATTTGAAGTGTGGTGTATCTGAGGCTACGGTGAACAAAATTTGGCCTGATTTAATTCCCACTTATCCCGTGATGTTGGCATCTGGCTTTGATGAAAAGATTATGAACAAGATGACGTATCCTGCCTATGTTCAACTAAAGTTGGATGGGATGCGTTTCAATGCCATTGTGCAGAATGGCAAGGTGGATTTCCGTTCTCGTAATGGCAAGAGCATTGATTTGTTGGGAAATCTTGAACAAGAATTTCTGGCCATGGCAGGTGAGCTTCCTGTGGTGTTTGATGGTGAATTGATTGTTCGAGAAAAGAATGGTTCCATCATGAATCGTCAGAAGGGTAATGGTATTTTGAACAAGGCGGTGAAGGGAACCATCTCTGATAAAGAAGCTAGCATGGTGGAGGCTGTGGTTTGGGACATCATCATGCTACAACACTTCAAGGATGGAGCATCCAAGATGCCATATGAAATGCGTTTCCAGATGCTTGAAGACCTGGAAATGCCTGAACGAGTATCGTTGATTGAAAACATTGAAGTGGCAAATGAAGATGAGGCACATCACTTGTTCGAGGAATATTTCTCACAAGGCGAAGAAGGCATCATTCTCAAGGACATCACCAAAGGCTGGGAAGATAAGCGAGTGAAGCATCAAGTGAAATTCAAAGGAGAATTGGAATGTGATTTGATGTGTGTGGATTGGCAAGAAGGCACTGGCAAGAATGTGGGCAAGTTGGGTGCCTTGGTGTTGGAATCCGCAGATAAACTGGTGAAAGTGAATGTGGGTTCTGGTTTCACTGACGAACAACGTGATAAATACACACAGAAGAATACCGTTGGCAAGATTGTGGCAGTGAAGTATAACGCTAAGATTCAGGATAAAAAGACAGGTGAATTCAGTCTTTTCCTTCCTGTGTTCATTGAACTTCGTGAAGATAAGGATATGGCTGATTCTTTATCTTCCATCAAGTAGGAGGATGTATGGACAAGCATGAAGAATACTATGAAGAAGTAGAACGCCGTCTTAAATTTTTCATCACAGATATGCATGAAGAATTAGACAATATTGAACGTTTAGTACATGGAAATGAATCTGCTGTGTTGTTATTGCAATGGGTTCGAGATACAATGCAACGTGTTGCAGAAAACTACGAAAGATAAATAAAAATATGCCAACATACGAATATATGTGTGAGGCTTGTGAGGAGTATTTCACGAAGTTTCTTAGTATACCTAACATGAATCAGCCTACGGAGGAACCATGTCCTAACTGCGGCGAGATAAGGGTGCAAAAAGTGATGTTTACTGCACCAACTATCGGAGATGCTGTTCGATTAAGAATTCGACGGCCTGACAGTGGATTCAAAGAGGTATTACAAAAGATTCATGAAAGAACTCCCGGCTCAACACTTAAAAACAATAGTAGTTACATCTAAGGACTCTCCGTCCATTCTTCACTCCGGTGGGGCTAACGCCTCATCGGAGTTTTTTACCCCTAACCTAGCGAGTGGTTTATGTCACGTAAAAAGCGTTTGAAACTAGTCACTTCACAAACTTACATTGTCCAAGAGGAACAAGAATCCAAGCACAAAATCAAACTCGCCGATTTAAAAGAAATTTGGGCCCTCACAGAAAACCAGGAGAATTTTTTCAATTATTATCGAAAAGGACATAAAGCCATTCTATGTCATGGTGTGGCTGGTACAGGTAAAACCTACATTGCTATGCATAGCGCTTTCAAGGAGATTTTAGAAAATTCAGGATACAAGAAAGTTGTAATTGTTCGTTCAGCAGTTCCCTCCCGAGATATTGGATTCCTTCCAGGCAACGAGAAGGAAAAAGTGGAAGTGTATTCTCAACCCTATCAAGAAATTTGTGCCGATTTATTCCCACGATTTGGAGAAAGTGCTTATAACAAGTTGAAGGAACAAAGCCTTATCCATTTCATGGTCACCTCTTATGTTCGAGGATTAACCTTG